AGCAACTTATGTAAAAATTCTTGATGTTCTTTTAAAAAGGTTAAATCATTTATAAGTTCGTAATCTATCTCTTCCAATGCAGTCTTTTTTAGACTATCAATTTGTTCAATGTATGGATTTATTTCACTTGTTTTTTCTTCTATTTGCGCCTGTAATGTTTCAACATTATGTCTATGCTGTAATGCATCTTCTAAATTGTTATAAAAAGTAATAGGTGTCTCAGGCAACTCACCAAAGTTATCAATCTTTAACTGAATTGTTTCTACTTTATTATTTAGTTCACTGTTATACTCTTCTTCTTTTTTTAGTTTATCTTGCAAGTCCTGTGTGTAGGCTTCATGTGTGTCTAAGTGTGCAGTACTTTGTTCACAAGTAGGGCAAACACCTTCTTGTGCTTTTTGTATATTAAGTTGTAATGTTTCTAAGTTATTATTGCTTCTTAGTAAACTACTTTGCAAATTGGTTTGCTCGCTTTGTAGGCCTTTTATTGTTAAATATTTTTCGTTTACTTCTGTGATAATTTTGTGATTTTTTAATTCTTGATCAATATCAGTTTGTTGTAAAATATCTAAACTTTGCTGTAGTTCAGTAATTTTATCATGTTTATTTTTAGCCCAAACTTTGCTACGATTTTCAATTTCTACAATATTTTTACCTACTCTTTCGTTGCTGTTTTTAACAGCACTAATACGCAACTCTTCTTCTTTGATACTATCTCTGGTTTCTTTTAATTTTTCTTTAAGTACTTCTGCTTTTGCACTGATTTCAGTGATACCTAATAATTGCTCAATCATGTCACGTTGATCGTTTGTTTTCATGCTGAGGAACGGTTCTGTGTATGTGTTAAGAGCAATTAAATGCTTGAACATATTATGAGGGAAGCCGATTATTTTTTCTATTTCTTTTTGTGTTTCTCTGCTGTCGCCTTGTTGTTCATCATCAGCATTTTCAGCACCGTTTATAAAAAATCTCAAAACATTTGGTCGTCTTCCACGCTCAATACGATACTCGGTTCCGTTGATCTCAAAATCCACAGTAACAATCATGCCTTTACCGTTTGTTTTGTTTATGAGATTATCTTTACGAATGTTTGTTAAAGCATCACCGTATAGTGCATAACTGAGTGCATTGATAATAGTAGTTTTACCTGTACCATTTCTGCTACCATCACCACCAAGATCTAAATTATGCCCCAACACCAATGTTAAAGATTCAGTGTTAAAATTTACTGCTTGAGTATTATTACCAATACTCATAAAGTTTTTTGCACTTACATTTTTAATAGTCAGCATTATACTTCTAACTCTCGATAAATTTCAATTAGTTTGTTCGTTTCAACGGTGTTACTTTCAATTGTTTCTAACTGTTGTATAACAATTTGATCTACACTTTCAAACTTTATTTCAGTACCTTCGTATATTTCCTCTTCCTCTTTAACTGGAATAAGTTGTATTTCTCTAACATTATATTTTTCTGCAAACGTTTCTCTAACAAAGTTTGCTTCTTCATAACTAATACCGATATCAAGTTTAACTCGAGCATGCGTTTTTGCATCAAGGATATCTGGATTATCCAACAAAGATTTAAGTCCAGTCATTATAAATTTTGGACATTCTTCCCAATTCACATACTGAGGTTCGCCACCCCACTCAAGGAACATTGCACCGCGTTCATTGTCACCTGCATCTGCATAGTTATGAGGGAATGCATTGCCTATATAATGTATGTTACCTTTGTACTGACGTTTGTGGAAATGACCGCTAAACACATATTCTGGATTTGTTAAATCGCTTGCTTTTACACCACCGTGATCTGGCATTTCTACCATGGCATTCATTTTAAAGTAGGGCAACTCAAAATGTCCAAACATGTATTTGCAATCTAGTTTGTTTAACTTTTTGTGTTCGTCGCCCACTAACCATGGAATAATAGCAACACCGTCTTCACAAAACCATTCGTCTACCATTACAAAATTTTCAAGATCTCTAGCAAACTCTACACTGTTTAAATCACGTTTTTCTCTGTAGTATAAATCATGATTACCAGTAATAAAATATACTTTTTCAAAATTGTCATTCAATTTTTTAAGATCTTTAATGGTAGCATTCATAGTAGCAACATTCACACTAGCTCTGTGATGATGCCAGTCACCTAAAAAGAAACACGTTTCTGCACCTCTGGCATGCGATTCTGCAATGAACCAATCGATAAAGTCGTGACAATCTTTTAAATGTTGCCTACTGTTTTGTTTAAGACCGTAATGAATGTCGGTAAAACATGCGGCCCTTTTAAAAAGGTTAGCCATATATATTACTCGTTAGATTCTAATTCTGTTTCAGCCGCTTCACGCAATTCTCTCATTTCGTTTTCATACTGTATTTGTCTACCATAACTTGGTAAATGACCGCTTTCAATAAGAATGTCGTCACGAATTGATTGATTACGTTTTTCTAAATTTAAAACTCTTGTAAAACTATTATTTACTGTAGCAGTATAGTAAGCAAAAGGATTATCTGATTTTGCTTCATTAAATTGTAAACCAACTTGGGCTAATTGTACTAATGCTTGACCACGCATTTCGTCAACATAAGTGTAACCACGCCAGTTACCTCGTTGACTATAACGCTCAACAAGTTTCATAAACATTCTTCCTAATTCATTGGTTATTTGACCGTGTTCTGTATTAAATTGACCGTTACTTAAACTACCTTCCCAGTGGCTTCTTGCAACTTCACGTGGATTGATGCCGTTACTGTCTAAAATATAATGTTTAAATGGCGGGAAGTTTACTTTTGATTTTGTATCTGCAACGGTTTTTGTTGTCTTTTTCCTACCGGGTTCTTCTGGAATATGCTCGTAAGTCATTACTCTGAACACTAGATCATCGACTGCAATGGAATTTGGGTCTACTGCAAAATCTTTTTGTTTTGGTTTTTTATCCCAGTTGCCTTCTGCAATAGCAGTTTGATATGCCTCTGATTGTAATTTTGCAACACGATTTAATTGTGCTTGTTTTATCGCAGATTTGTTTATTTTTTTGATGCTATCTACAATAATGTCTGGATTCAAAAATCTTTCATCTTGAACATAACAATAAGTCATTTTGCTTTTGTGTATTTCTTTTAAAAGATCTTTGTTATTTAAATAATTTGTTTTTTTAGCCTGTACCATGTAGTCTCCTTTACTCAATATGCAATTATAATACATTTTTGAGTTAAAGTCAATTTTTATTTTAAGAATTAAAACTCGTTTTTATTTATCGTGATAAATATTGTGCAGGAGACAGTTATGGCAGAAGAGACTCAATTTACAACTGAATCCGTGTATCCTGATACACGATTCGACCAATTGATACAACGCACCGAATCAAAGACATTCAAGGATGTTGATTGGCGAGCAAGAATACGACCAAAAAGAGGCGGAGAAAAATGGGCATACGGTTTAGTTGACAGCGCCGGCAACGACGTACAAGACAGTATATTAAAACCGTTACAAGATAAGGGCGGAATTGTGTTTCCATATACACCTGATATCTTTTTACAAGGGTCAGTAGATTACAACGAAGCACAACAACATGGATCTAACTATCCTTTCTATACATACATTAGCTCAAGGCCACCAACTTTGCCAATTACAGGCACATTCACAGCACAAACAATAGAAGAAGGCCAATACATGTTAGCATTGTTCCATTTTTTGAGAACTGTAACTAAGGCATATTATGGTGACAGTGCAGTAACTTCTGGATACTATGGTACACCTCCTCCGGTATTGTTATTTGAATATTTAGGAGAGTTTGGATTTAATAAAGTGCCAGTAATTATTAGAAACTATAACTTCCAATTACCACCTGATGTAGATTATGTTCCTGTTAAATTTAAAGGCACTACTACATACATGCCTGCAGAAACCAGTATAATGATTGAATTAGCACCACAGTACACATATAAGAAAACAAGAAAAAGATTTGATCTTAATGCTTTTACAAGCGGTAAACAATATAACCAAGGATTCATTTAATGGCAGCCTTTCATAATAAAAACAGTTTTTTGAAAAATGCACAAATCAGGGATTTTTTTCTCGATGTGAATAGATTGCCTAAAATTCCTAAGGGCACAAGCGACAGACTTTATTCAATAGAATCTAAATATGAAAATAGACCTGACCTATTAGCACACGACTTATATGGTACTACACAACTATGGTGGGTATTTGCTCTGCGTAATCCAGATCAAATACTAGATCCGCTAACGGATTTTACGTCAGGTAAGAATATTTATATACCACCCAGAGAAACTATTGATAGAGTATTAGCATAATGCCAGAAACAAGTGTACCAGTAGAAGATAGATATTTAGGCAGTGTTCAAGGAAATATCCTTGATGCATATAATAACACTTCATACACTATGAAGTTATATATGATAAAAGACCTAACATCTTCCGGTGGAGGATATCTTAATGGTGCAATGGAAGCCGAACCAGGCGAAACTGTAGTTATTGCCCAATCAAGTGTTACCGGCATACAAATAGATAATTTGTCAATAGACGTCAAAAAAGGTCCCTCGGGTGCGTTTGCAACATCAGCCAACTTTACACTGATTCAACCCGGAGCCGCTGATCTATTAGACCAAATACAAGCCGCCAAACTTCACCTTGGTATTCAAGCAGGAATGTTTGCACCAGTACCTTTGTTCCTCAGAATAGATTTTAAAGGTTATACAGAAGATTTAGATAATTTAGAAGGTGGTGGCGAAATTGAAACACAGATAGCAGGACCATTCATTTACAAATGTGAAATTGCTACAATAGATGTATCCATTGATTCTAATGGTAGCACATACGATGTTATGGTAACCATTGGAGATGATGAGTCGTGGACTGACAAATACTTTACATTACCTGCAGATACAAGTATGACAGGTAATACCATCGAAGAATGTATAGAACAATTACAAACAACACTACAACGATACAGAGATGAAAATCTCAAAGAAGAATTAGTCCATGATGAAATAGTTTTTGATTTAAGTCAGTTACAAGACAGATTATCCGATACAAAAATAAAATACAGTAACTATAAAAATGCAGAGCAAATCAATAGGCTAATGAATGCTGAAGCACAAGGTATTACATCGAGAAAAGAATTTGAACAAAGGTTAGAAGATAATCCAGAAAGTTTAGATGGTGGTATAGAAGCAAGCGGAGGTATTTTTTCTTGGGATAGAATTCAAGTAAAAGAGGGAACTAATTTCCACAAAATCTTTACAACACTACTAGTAATGAATGAGCCATTTTTAGATCTAATCAGCCGTAAAAAGATTTTTGATAGTCCAAACATGGATAAAGAAAATCTAGATTTAGATAAACCTTGGACATCATGGTACAATTTAGAAGCAACTATGGAATACATAGAAAATGGATACGATCGCAGGAGAAATGTTTATGCAAGAAGAGTCACGTACAAACCCATAATTTATAACACTGCTGATCAAGCAAATGCTTTAACGCCAGATGAATTTAATCTTACAAACGAACAAATAACAAAACGTGTTAAAGAGATGTTGATCAAGAAAGCATACCATTATTTGTATACCGGACTAAATGATCAAATTTTAAGTGCCGATATATCATATAAAGCAGGACAAGTATTATTGGCCGCACCTGGGGGTGGCTTATTAGGAGATGCATCTACCAGTCCAAATGCTCCAGGCAAGCCTTCAGTAGAAGGCGATCTCGACGGCGAAGAACGAGCCGCAAAAATTGCGGCAGAACAGGAAAAGGCAGAAGCACTTGCAAATCGATTAGGTGAGGATGATGCTTTTTTAAACGAACGTTTAGATGGATTAAATTTAACTGAAGCAGAAAAACAGCAAATTAGAAATGATGATCAAGCAAGAGCTAGATTAGCACAAACATTGATTTACATACAAAACAATGGTAAGGAACCAGAGTCATTTTATAGGACAGCAAATGCAGGACAAAATGCCTCGACCCCGGTTGATAATACTCCAGGTAACTATAAACCAGACCCAAGCGGATACATCTATGCGGCAGATTTATTAGATCAAACCGGTGGTTCTGAAACAGTTATAGGAGAACTTACTGGACAACTTGAAGCAAACACATTAGCGGCCGCACTGCAAGCAAAAGATTTAAAAACTGATCCTGCACCAACTTTTCAATATCAAGCAAGTGTTTATTCTACAAGTAGTAATACTAGCGACGGCACATCTAAGGCAACATTGTTCGGTTATATGTTTCAAAATGCCAACGATGCAAGTATTTTAGTTGATCTCAATTTAAAAGTGAGAGGCGATCCTTGGTATTTAGGACCACCTGAAGTAGAACCTAAAGCACCAAAACAAATTATGCTGGCAAAGGACGAAGAAGAAATTTCCACAGATCAGTACATTGTTTATGATAGAACTGATAATTACTTTTTGTTCACAATGCAAACACCAAGAGTTAGAGACCCGTACATCGATGACGAGGATGATAACACTGGTTATATGGCAAAAACTGGCACCGCATATTTTATAAGTGGAGTATACCAGATATACGGAGTCACTGCTAATTTTTCAAACGGCATGTTTGAATTAGACGTAATGGCAAAAAAACAAACTGCACTTAGTTTAGCAGGCTTTGACATGACAGCAGAAGAAGAATAACAAGGTAATACAATATGGCATATAAAGCAGATAGATTTAAAAGTAGCAAAAAAAACTTTGTTGACAAATTACGAGAAAACGCCGACTTAGATTTTGGTGTGTACATTGGCGAAATTATTGTCAGGCCAAAAGATAACACACACTCTGGAAGACTAACTGTTTATATACCTATGCTGTCCAAGGACAGAGATGATCCTGCAGGTTACTATAATGCATATTGGAGTAGCCCATTTGCAGGTAGCACAGCATCTAGTAAAATAGGTGAAGGCGATCAAATTTACGGTTTTCACGACACACAAAAATCATATGGCATGTGGATGGTACCACCAGATCCCGGTAACTTTGTATTGGTTGCGTTTGCAGACGGTAAAAAGAAATTTCCTGTAGTATTAGGCTGTTTATTCCCCGATCAATTACAGTATATGGTACCAGGTAATGCTGGAGGTCCAGCATACGGTCTAGAAGAACGTTTGCCTGTAGCCGAAAAAAATCGAAACGAAGATGATATAAATCACGGCGTGTCAGGAAGAAGGCCAATACACCCATATGCATCAAGAGCTATTGTTAGGCAAGGATTGATTCTTGATGATACAAGAGGTGCAAGTAAATCTACTGCTAGAAGAGAATCTCCCAGTCAAGTATTTGGCTTTTTAACCCCAGGACCAGAAATAGCAAACCTAAGAACTAGCAAAAAAGATAATACTCATCGAGAAGCAGGCCATAGTTTTGTAATGGATGATGGTGATATAGAAGGTCAAAGTAAAAACATTCGAATTCGTACAGGAGGCGGCCATCAAATTTTATTAGATGACACATCTGGCGATATTTACGTTATAAACAAATCAGGTACAGCATGGATCGAGTTAAACGACGCCGGTGACATAAATGTGTATGCTGACAGAGATTTTAACATGAGAGCTCGAGGAAATGTTACTATTAGATCAGATAAAAATTTAAATTTAGAGGCTAACTCTTCTGTGTTTATAAATGCAGGAGAATATGAAACTGCTTCTGGCCTCACTGATGTTGACGGGAATCCAAAAGGTGACTTAAATATCAATGTTGGCAATATGACTAATTGGCTCAATAAAAAAGATTTTAAATTACAGACAGATGATGAAGGACAACTAAGTTTAGTTTCTAGCACTAATACTTTTGTTACTGCCAAAAACAACATAGACATTGCCGCTAATAATAAAGTAAAAACGTATGGTGCGTCTGGTATCGATATGAAAGCAGGAGGAGAAATAAATTCTCAAGCATCAGGTAGAAATAATGTGTTAGGTTCTACAGTTCATCTTAATGATGGGGGAGCCGCTGAACAAGCAACAGTTGGTATGAATGCTGACAGAATTCAAACACAAGAATTTCAAGATCAGCCTATTGCTCCGCCTGCTTGGGATTATCCTACTGACCCAGATGATGTGACTGAGACCACCGATCCTTTAATTTCAAGAGGTCTACGAGATGGCGACAGAGATTTAATAAAAAGTATTGCTCAAAATATCACAACAAGGGAGCCTTGGGAATATAGACCTATTCCCCCAGATCAAGTATAGATTAAATACTAATTTATACTTTATCTAATTTAGTAAGTTCTGCGAGACGAACGTATGCTTGATATTTTTGATTTTCTAGATCTCTTACATTTTGTTCAAGAAATTTCACTTGAGATTGCAAACTAGCAATAATTTTACGCTCTTCGCAAAGCATTATGCGTAACTCTTCTTCTAAAGTATTATTCAGTGTGTGATTTTGAATCGTCATCGTCAAAAATTACTCCCCTAATAATATCAACTGTATCCATACTTAGCAATATCTCATTGTGGCTAAGAGGCAGTTTGATATTGGTTACATTTTTAAAACTTTTAGGATAAGCACACTGTGTTTCGACTGTTAGCATGCCATCATTGTCTGATGAACCAAATCCTGCTAAAGCATTTCCACTGGATGTGCTACCTGTTGTTATAACATTAGTTATCGGATATTTGTTAGTTATGTTGGCAAATGAGGTAATAAGATCACTTCCTGGTTTAGTATTTGCAAATAATTTGCTTTGCCTAAAAACCATACTAAGCCATCCAGCAGTTCTACTGCCACCCCACGGGGCACTCAGTGCAATAAAGTGTTCAATCTGTTTAATTTTTTCTGCAAGTAATATCCCTATTAAACAACCATAACTGTGTGCAACAATGGAAACAGGTTGACTAAACATATTATCTAAATAAAATTGGTAAGCATCGTTGACTATGCCATAGATATCATCCTGTACATTATACTCGTGGCAATGCACCCGATGCTCAGGTAAAAATACATCTAAAAAGTTATAACTTAAAGAACTTTGGCCGGTGCCATGTAAAAAAATAATATTTTTATTCTGCAATGGCATTATTGATCAAAGATTCCATATCATACAATTCTTGAGGAATAGAATCCTTGGGTTGGCCAACAAGATTTACCATTTCAAACAACACATGTTGCTTAGTATGATAATCGTAAATCCCAATAGAATCATATCGATTATTGCGTTTAGATACCATTTTTTGAAAACGATTTCTATAACCAGTTGACTGATCCGACAGCATTAGTTTTTTGTTAGCAATGTCGGCGTTTTTACAAATATTATCAAAATATTCAATTACTTTACGCATGTTTTTCCTATATGTAAAAAGTAAAAAGTTATTGCATAGTTATTTCTATACAGCCTATACTATATATGAAAATATGAAGTAGGTCAACCTTTTTTTTGACTCTTTAAAACTAGTTTTAAATGTATATGATAAATATTGATATGGCAAACATATATCGAGGCTTTAGTACAATTGGCAGGATTAGACCTCCGTACACACTTACTGATGCGGATCTTGTAAAAACTGATTTACTCAACGAGCTTTATGCTAAAAAAGGCGAAAGAGTAATGAGGCCGTCTTATGGTACAAATATACAGGATATATTGATGAATCCGTTGGATACTTATGTCGTACAAGAAGTTGAGGAAGAAATCCGTCGAGTGATTCAAAAAGATGCTAGAGTAGAAATACTTGATATATTTACTGAAGCATTAGACCATACTGTGAAATTTATTATAAATTTAAAAATTTT